CAGGCTTGTCTGTCGCCTTGCTTTTCTTGATTATCCCCGCCTCCCGGGCTTTCTGTGTTGTCACTGGCTCTCCCGAGATTACGCTTCCTGTGAATGGTCTTTTTTCGTGCATTTGGTTTGAGGTATTCGTTAAGTGCTTGGTATGCTTTGTCGGTCAACCACCCTACATGATAGGCGAAGTTCTCTGAGTCATCGAGGTTGCATTTTACTCCGCGGTCATAGAAGATGCTGGCAATAGTGTGAATACATTCATGGGCTATTATGCCGGGAGTGACGTTCGGCGACATCAGGATATAATGGTCTGAAAAGCGCACCCTGAACGTCAGCGCGTCCGTATGGTCCATTAAGTCCTGTTCCGGATTCTCCTTTACCCATCCGGCAAGACCAGCATCATCAACAAACCGGTTCGGATTCTCAGTTATCACAATATTGATGTCGGCCTCAAACACATCGAGAGTGACCGAATTGACCAAAGAGCCATGTTCCGTTCTCATTGTGCCAGTGCTACTATAATGATTATTACTACTATTGCTATCCCACAGTATGCGAAGATCCTCTGGGGCTCGAAATGTTTGTCAATGTTGTTCATATCACGGTCAGTTTATAAGGTCTTGTCTTTATCCGAATACATTAAATTTCTTGATTATCGCCTTGCGCAGAGGGGTGCAGTATGTCGAAATGAAATACAGCACTGCTTTCCAGTTGAGTGTCCCCCGTGCGAAAAAGAACCTTGCCATTGTAATGTCTCCCATGACATAATGATACCTGGCATAGGAAGCAAACCACCTTTTCATCGTCCGGATGTCACCATCTGCCCGAAGTAGTCCGAGATAAAAGTCCCTACGGCGATAGTCGGGATCAAGGGATAGATTTTGTCCGTCAACATAGCGATACACGCATGGGGCTATCTCATGGCATTGACGGCTCTCTGTCACTTTAAGAACCCAATCATAGTCAAGCTGACCAAACATCTCCTCAAATAGAGGCACACCCTCATTTCTCATAAGGATACTACTCATGTACGGCCAGTTCTTTGACTTAGTCCTTGACAGTAATACTTGGTGAATAGACAAACTCTGCTCCATTTTCTATCTGTTTGATTTGTTCTTTAAGTTTCCACGGCAACCATTGGTCATCATGGTCAAGGAATGCGATCAGGCTTCCAGTGGCATGCTGTATGCCGAGATTGCGCCCGTAGTTTGGTCCTCCTCTTCCGTTTCTTACTCTCAATAGCCGGCATCCATATTTGTCTGCCACCTCAAGCAACCACGTTAAGTCCCTGGAATGATCGTCACATAGCAGTATCTCGATGTCACAGTCTGCCGTCTGGTTGCGTACCGACTGCAATGCCCTCTCAAGGGTTCTCTCGCTGTTGTGTGTTGGTATGATTACAGATACTTTCATCTCAATTCTGTGAATTTGTTACATCTACCGCCCTCACTCCCCTCAGTTCGGTTGCTTCCTCTTCTGGTGTCAGCAGGGACCAATGCTTTATGAATGTGTTGCCCTCAAAATGGTCAACAAACGGTTCACACGGGCAGTCCTTACTGTCATCATGTAGCTTCACTTCGCCAAGGGGAATGATGTGGTAGATCATTTGTCCTTTATGTTTACGGTCTTAATAAGATTCTTGACCGCCTTATCCTGCATCTCGTTCAGAAGGGCTACGCTCTGATCTGTAGGAGCCCTGTTGATTGTCACCGTCATTTCATGCGGGACATACATCGTTTCTTCTTCCATTGTTAATTATTTATAGTTCAGTCTCAAATGCTAACTCGGGTTGAAAAACCTCATTGGGTAGTGGAATGGTAACATGCAGTTCTATCTCTGCATCAGCCCTCACCTTCATCACATACTCCATGAACTCCTTGGAGAACGTGACAGTGGTTGAGTCCACCTTCGATACCAACTTCCACTTGCCGGTTTTCTTGCTGTACTTGAAGTCATGCCGGAAGTTGTACCTCCGCTTGCATTCGTCATGTACTTCCTCCTGGGTATGGCCGGTGGCCTCTGATATGTAGTAATACACCACTCCCCACAGGTATGCGTTGAAGTCCACAGAGCGGATAGGGTACAGGTCTTGCAGTGCGATCCGGAACGGGAGCCGCCTTTCCTTTATCGCCTCGATCAGCCTCTCACGCTGACGGTTGTTCCGGATCACTGCAAAGTCCATTGATTACTCTTCCTGTCCTGGTCCTGCATTTGTCGTTCGAAACTCCTCCATCAGTACGAAAGTCTTGTACTTGGTATTGCCATTCTTATCCTTCCATGACTCAGAGCGAATTTTCCCGTCAATAATTACTTCCAATCCCTTGCGGAGAAGTTTTTCTGCAAACTGAGCCACGCCGTCCCATGCAACAATGCTTACCCACTCGGTATGTTGTTTCTTCTCCCCGGTCTTTTTGTCCGTGTAATTCTCGTTTACGGCAATGGCGAATTCGGCCTTTGCCTGACCATTGTCGAAATAATTCACTTTAGGGTCCTGTCCCAAGTTGCCAATGAGACGGACCATGTTTCTCAAATTACTCATCAGTCCTGTTTGTTTTTAAGTTTCATAACTATTGCTATCTCGATCCCCAACGTAGCGAGGACGCGCTCAATCTCTTCCTTGGATGGTGCCGGTATGCCGGGCTTATCTTCAGCCTTCTTGCGGCCTGGCTTGCCCTTGGGCTTCTCCGGATGAAATACATGCTTCCTGATCTCAAGGCTTGCGGGGACAGTCACGGTATTCTCCTCTTTCGATGGTTCAGGTTTCTCTTCTGTCGGGGGCTTCCCTTCCTCGGGTGTTGGTTCAGGCTTTGGAGGGGCGCTTCTCCTCACAATCGGGGTTTCTTCCATGATAGGTTCAGTATGGTTGGGTTCCTCCGGAGCCTTCCTCCAATCATAATCCCGCAGATTGCTCCCTGAGTGATACCATACGTGCATCTTTCTCCATGCCTTCATCGGCCACTTGTCATACTGATCCGGCCTCTTTATCATACTGAGGTATGCCGGATTGATGTCAAGGAGCTTCCCCGTTTCTACGTTCATTAGCTTCTCGCTCTCCATTTGCAGGAGCACCTTCTCGGCGATCCTCTGCATAGTTTTGTTGTTCATTGCTTGGCCTCCTTATCTTTAATTGCCTTTTTCTTGTTTTCCTGTACCCGGTCAAAGTCGCGCTGCGTATTCTTATTGCTGGTCACTATCGCAATAGAGGCATTCACCCTCTGCAGGTAGTTCATCTTCGGGAAAATCCCAGCACGGGTGAACTTGTCAAGCTGTTCCTTATTGATTTCATTGATACCTCCCCACTTATCTTTCATGATGTAGTAGGTCTTATGGTCATCAACATTCTTTATCCGGGCCCTCTCCAATGCTGCATCAATCATCCTCTGGTCACGGATCACATCTCTCTTGGCCCTGCGCTGCTTGAACCGTTCAACCCATGAAATCTTCTGATAGGTGGTCCATTCCTTCCAATCGGCCTTTACTCTTGTGATAAAATCCTGTAGGTAGTTCATATCTATCTGTTTGCGAATTGTTTCTTGTTAATCTCTATCTCTTCCGGGTCCTCCGTGTATATCACCAGCTTGCCATTGATTCCATTGCCGGAGCGGACGGTTCCTTCAGCCCACAGCTCGTTGAGAGCATTGGTTGTTTCAGGTCCAAACTCATGCACTATCTCTGCCAGGTACACATTCGGCCAGCGGGTCTCGCTGTATTTCTTTGCCAGGTATGCTTTGATCTGTTCTTTCAGTGTCATATCGTTGCTTCGGTTATTCTTCCCGGCCTGCGCTTAGCAGTCGGTTTAATGATCTTCGGAGGGGGCAGGTGTTTCAGACAGGCCCACAGACCTATCGCAGTAGCCATCACCATATCATCATGACAGCCATCAACGGCACCATACCGGCCATTAGGCTTGATCTCATAGGTATCCAGCTCGGAGAACACCCTGTCATCACGTTCATAGTACAGCTCATCACGGAGGGCCGCATTCATGAAGTCAATAATCATCGGCTTGCTGACTGGGTTAGTATGGAAGCCATACTTGAGAGGCGCACCCTGTCGGATCTTCTCGGGGTCAGTACGGGCGAAGATGTTGGGATAGTATTTCACTATCTCATCAAGGATAGTCAGGAAGTGATCACCCTCGGCCTCAAGGCTCGTCTTGTCATAGGAGTTGGATTCAGGGATGAATAGGGCGTTGTTATACATCCTTGCCAGCTGCACTCCCTTCCATGCCCCAAGGTCCTGATCACAGTGTCCTTTCCATGTAGCAACCGCCTCCGGCACCCCTCCGTCCATGATAGCATAGCGGTCAAACACTCTCATTACTGTGTAGTCCGCACCTGGGCTCCGTCCTCCGATATCCATTGATACCACATAGCGGTTGGATACATTTTCCTCCTTATCGGGGAACATCCATATTAAGAGGCTGCCACGGTCAGCCTGGATAAGCTCTATATCTTCGAGGGCAGTCTTGTCACGGATGGTCTTGCCGCGGATATCTCCCACGAACTCCGGATCCATCTTGTGCTTACGGGCTTGGTTGACGTATGCCGGGGAGAATACCCTTGCCCCGGTGGCCTGAAAGCTCTCTTCCCAGGTGGAAGGGAATTCGCTCTTCATGCGCCACTCATCGTAATTTTCTCCTGCCTTAAAGTCGAAATACCACTTTATTCCTTCGAGGGTTGCGCCCAGGGACCAGAGGTATGAGGCATAGGGATCAGCATCCATCCTCTTAACGAATGCCGGCAGGTCAGCTTCTTTGATGTCCTTCTGGTACATCTCGATCTCGAACCATGCCACAAACACAGGAGCATATGCACTCTTACCATCCATGGCAGACAGCCACTCCCTGTGAAAGAAGTTACCTACACCTTTAGCGGTGGACTCGAGGGCAATGAGGGAGAATGGCACCTGTGCTACCCCGGCACGGACACTCTGAGCAAGGTCCTCGGCGCTGCGAAGTTCTGTTGTTCTCCAGAAGCTCACCTCCGAAAGGTGACTCATGGCAAGATCAAAGGTCCTCAGACTATCGGGCTTCTGTGAGGATCCAATGATGATTGAGCAGTCGCGCTCATCTATCCTCCGGTTCTTGTTTGATCCTTCCAGGGGGGATAACTCAAAACCTCCGAGGTCCTTCGGGTAATTGGTGATGAGACGGGAGTACATCGCCCGAATATTACGGGCCTGCTCTTCTACATCGGTGACGATACATGAATGCCACCTGCTTTTGTGGATGAGCTGTATCCACGCCATATATATCTGTATCAGCGTTGACCCTCCCCACTGACGGGCCTTGTCAATGATGATGCGGATAGGAACTCCGGCAACTCTCATCCTTTCGAGAACGGCCAACACTTTTCGCTGTGGCTGATTCAGAGAAAAGGGAACTATCTGTTTCGTCCTTTTGTCCTGTATCCTGGCAGCGGTAACGGCCCAGAACTCAAAGTCATACCGGAACCGCTGGTTGATCAGGTCACGAAGGAATAGCTCTATCCCTGTATTGTCGGCGGGGATACCGTGAGATTGAAGGACTGATTCAAGTTTATGTTCGCGGGTAATAGCATCAAACAGGGCAGCATTCTCATTGTACATGGTCACGGGGATACCCCACACAAGCTCATTGCCTCCCACGGAGAACTCAATCCTTTCCCTTTCGATAGGCGAGCCGACCCCTGTTACGGGATCATAGGGGGCAAAGAGAGCCTTTCTCCGGGCTTTGTTTTCCCTGATTATGTTATTGACCTCAGAGGCGTTCATTTCTTCTTTTTCAGGAAGGAAGCGATGACCTTCCGCACCCATTCAGGTGAGTAGTTAAGGTTATCAGCGACTTTTTCATAGATTTTTGTCTTGGCAAAATTCGGAGCGATATCAGGCCCCAACTCAGTTATTACTTTTTCATATTCCTGAAAGATCTTCCGCCGTCTTTCAATGGCATTTTCCCCGGGTGAATCCATTCATACTGCGTTTGTGCCGTAAATATAGGGTTTATTGTCCGCTTTACTGGCCTTATTGTCCGAGCAGTTTTCAACACATTGATTAGGTTTGACGGTGAATAACTACAACCAAAACGCAGTAACGTTATGTCAGAATCATCAGGTAGCAGCGCAAGCGCAGGCAGCACCGGAACCACAGGGGGAGAATCCTCTTCAGGGGAATCCCAGGCTCAGGGAGCAGCAGCCGAAGCCGCCGGCACCGAATCTCAGGCACAGAACACTCAGGGAGAGGCTGTTGCAGAGGCAGAGAAGGTGACTCCGGAAGGAGAGAAGGCTAAGAAGAAAAAACAGACTCCGAAGGAGGGCGATGAGCCCGCAGAGGAGGGAGAGAAAAAAGAGGAGAAGCCGCCTCATAAGTATCATGAACGGCTTACCAAGGCATTCCCGGACCGCAAGTTCGAGAAGGATGAGGACTATGATTCGGCAATGGATGAACACCTTACCTCCCTGGAGGACTACCGGGAGAAAGGAAAGAAGGCCAACCAGAAGCTCCTCGCGCTCTTTGAATCAGAACCGTCAGTAGGAGAGATGGTCCGCGATATGATGTCAGGGGCCTCCTTCCGTGAGGCAGTGGCAAGGCATTTCTCTGCCGAGGACTTCACTCCCATAGAAGGGGACCCGGACTATGAAGGCTGGACTAAGAACAAGACCGAGAGGGAAGAGAAGATGAACAAGCGCAGGGAGTTTGAGAAAAACTACGCTGCCAATCTCGAGACTGCCGGGAAGGAACTGGAAGCATTTGCCAAGGAACATAACCTTGACGAGAAAGCTACCGATGAATTTCTTGAAAGCATGGAGAAAATGCTCGAGAATTTCAACAACGGGAAGATTACCAAGGACACACTCACACTCATGCGCCGTGCAATGACATATGACCAAGATATTAAGGATGCCCTGGAACAGGGAAGAGTTGCCGGCCGCAATGAAAAGATTGTGGCTCAGAGAGAGGGAGAGACGGGCCAGACAGGTGACGGGATCCCGAAGCTCGGCAAATCAGCCGAATCTCCTGATGAAGGAGATCACAAAGGAGGGTACTTCGAAGGACTACGCGACCGCATGAAGGATCGCGGAATTATTGGAACAGAAAGATAACTAACACTTTAAAACACAATGAGAAACACTAACATTTTTAATATCGGAACCAAACTGCTGTCACTGGCATTCGTGCTGGTGGCGATAGTTGCTACCAACCTTATGGTAGGGGCCGCCGGTGTTACGATGGCTGTAGGTGCTGCCGTTACAGGCGGGACTGATGGCACAGGCACCGTTACCACTACCAAGGTGAAGGCAGGATCAGCCGACCTCGATCAGGATTATGTATCGAAGCTCGTGACTGAGATGCGGCCCTCTATCACACCTCTTGATACAGTCATGAGGCAGATTCGTAAGGCTACCCCTATCAAGTCGTGGAAAACCGAGTATTATGCAGTTGACGCTCGTCCTCTGTATGACACGGTTAATACCGCTTACACCAAGGCTGGTGACGGTAATACCTCGACTGACCTGAAGGTGAACAACATCTCCATGTGGACCGCTGATGATACTGTAATGGTCAGAGGCATCACAGGTGTTGACTCCAAAGACCTGGTATGTTTTATCATATCCAAGGATGTATCCGCTGCAACTATCAAGATACAGCCTCTTAACGGTACTGCCGGAGCGAACACGACTGCAGACATGATGATCATCCCTGCAACTATTCCTATCAACACCGTACTGGTGCGCCTGGGAAGCTGCAAGCATGAACTTGATGCGCAGACCTCTCCCTATGCTATCCTTCCCGCGAAGAGTTACAACTTCGTTCAGAGGTTCATGGCACAGGTTGAAGAGTCAACCTTCCAGCGTATGCACCAGAAAGAGGTTGATTGGGGATTCACGGACTATGAAGCTCAGAACATCTTTGACATGAAGGCTACCATGGAGGAGTCCTTCCTCTTTGGTGTGAGGGCTCAGTTCACCGACCTTGTTAACAGCAAGGAGAGGTTCTCTACCGGTGGTATCACCCGTTTCATCACCAAGGGTATTGAGTATGGCCTTGGCGGGACAGACAGGACCATTGACAACGCATGGTTTGTTGACGCAACCAAATCAATCTTCCAGGGCAACAGTGGCTCAGAAGCAAGGTATCTCTTCGGAGGTAACGGCCTTATGGCTAACCTTATGAAGGTTGACACTGTGATCAAGCAGATCCAGGGCAAGCAGACAATGGTTAAGTATGGCCTTACCTTCAAGGAGATTGAGACCAACTTCGGCCTTCTGAGGTTCTTCCATCACCCGGGACTTGATCAGGCCGGATGGAACGATAACGGTATCGTTCTTGACCTCGCCTTCATCGAGAAGCATACCTTCAAACCTCTCTCCTCAAGGAAGCTCGATCTTATCGAGTCCGGCCAGAGGAACGCCGATGCCGTGGTCATCGAAGAGACCTGCGGTGTTGTGACCCGTTATCCTGACACTCACGCAATCATACGTCCGAAAGCGTAACCAATAGGCTAAGACCAGGGGTGTAATAGTGCATCCCTGGTTCTTTAGCTGATATCAATAACCAAAACAATCAGACAATGGGAGTAAGAAAAATCTATCAGGCAATCGAGTTCAGAACGCTTGATACTTATGAGATGGTCGGTGGTAACAAGATGAGAATTGAGTTCAGAAACTCAAGTCCTGCGCCCAACGCCAGAGGTCAGTACACTACTGAAGATCCTAACGTCATCGCTGCCCTGGAGAAATCTGCCAGCTTTAACGTAAGCTACAAGTGCATCCATTCGGAAACGTCTGGAGATCCCACACCCGCACCGCGCCCGAAAGCAGCTGCACCGGCACAGCCGCCTGCAGACGATAAAGAACCCGAAGGTGCCGCAGATGATACCGGAGCCGGGAATGATGCCGAAGGAAAAGAGGATCCCAATGCCGGAGGCAATGCCGGCGATGGTGTTACCGAAGTGCCGGGGATAGCAACCATACAGGCCGCAAGGGAGTACCTGGTTGCAAACTGCGGGGCGACAGCAAGCAAGCTGCCGAATGGTCCCGCTGTAAAGAAGTTCGCAGCTGAGAAGAAAATCAACTTTGTTGATCTCGCGTAACAATGGACAGGCAGGGGCTACTGAATAAGGTGAAAGTCATCCTTGACGAATATACTCCAGAAGGTGTAGGAACACCCTTTGATGAGTACATAGGTCCTCTCCTTGACGAGAGTGCCCGTGAGATCGTCCTGGAAGGACCACTTTATTTGTTAGCCCCTCTGCCTATTCCTCTTAACGGCGGGGATCCCGAGGCAAGCATACTCAAGTATGCCGATGACAGAGCCTACATCCCGGTACCGGCAGACTTTGTGCGGTTGCATGAGGTCAAATTTCCCCTGTGGAAGAGATCAGTCCGTGAGGCTATCTCCCAGGAGAACGAAAAATATAACATGCAGGAGTACGAGTACCTGCGTTCAGGCTATGGAAGGCCCTGTGTTGCCCTCGTAAGGAAACAATTCTCAGGGGGAGCACTTGCGGAGTATCTCGAATGCGGTAAGGCGCTTGCCAATGCGGTGCCTGATACTGCCCTGTATGTGAAAGAATCATTACCAGAAGATCTTGCTGAAGAGTTTACTGATACCCTCTGCTGGCGGGCGGCCTCAAAGGTGCTTGCTATCCTGGGCGATGTGAACCGGGCAAAGGTGGCTCTCGAGCAATCGGTAGTACACCTCAGTAAGTTAATAAATTAAGTATTAACCAAACAAAAGGAAACAATGAAGATAAGTGATGTTTTCGTAATCATGCGCAACTACCCGGTTGTCAAACTGATCTCAAGGCTTCTGAGCGTTGAGCATACCATAGGAGTTGACGCAACACAGCTCACCCATCAGGGGGTGCCATTCAGTAATGTGAAAACCGTCAAAAAAACCATCGGCGGGGTAGGCGTAGCCGGATGCGATTTCAATTTCACAACTGCAGCCAACGCCAGCGCACAGAACATTAATCTGGGATCAATCATCCCAGCTCTTGCAAGGGTGCTTGATGTCAAGACCTTCACCAGGGAGGCGTTCAATGCAAAGGCCGTAGCATCAGCAAAGGTTTCGCTGACCTCAAATGTGGCTACAATAACTACAGCCGCAGTTCATGGGCTCGTATCAGAAGTTACTGTTACACTTGCAGGGTTTACTGAGCCTCATCTAAATGGATCATTTGTTGCCACAGTCACCAGCACTACCGCATTTACAGTGCCGCTGACTCATGACGACATAGTTGAGGTAGCCGATGTAGGAGGAACGGTTACTGCAACCCTTACTCTTGTAGCTACGACTGGTAATTCATCCGCAGGGCATGAGTTCATCGGGAGCACGACCATCAAGGCTGCCAACGCAATCACCTACATGGCCACCGACCATGATATGACGGTTGCCCCGGCTGCTGCCGCAAGCAAAGTTTATGTTGGTGCTACGCCTAACGTATTCTGGGCGAATGTAACCAGTGGGATCGTTGATATTTTCGTGACATATATAGAGGTCTAAAAACTTCCCGATATGGCAGTCTATTCGGGCAGTACCCCAAAATACTTACTGCGACTGAAGAATGAGACAGGCGTTCAGCTTGATCCTTCTAATCTCGCGCAGGTGACAGAGGTGAAGGTATTTATCAATAATGCCATCAATGGGAATAGTATTGCCAAGTTTATTCTGAATGAAGTTTCCCTTCCTACCGGATATTCGAGGTTAACCATTAAGGACCTGGGCGATGATGATGTCCGGGTCCTGATGGTCCTCACCTCTGCGATGACAAATGCAGCCGAAGGAAACAGTAATGAGATTCAGGTCAACATCCATATCCCTGATCCAGATATAACGGGCGGCACAAGGATAATCATACGCAGGGGGAGGTTCCATGAGATACTGAAAGCTCGGACATGAGTGATGAGAGGATAGATATCAACCTTACTGAGAGTCCTGCAATCTTCATTGAGGATGCAGATGACGATATCGGTGTTGATGTCATCATTGACAATCACATCGAGACTGAGGTTACTGAAGCTGTTACCATAGATCATGGTCAGATGTCCGGCCTTGCTGATGACGACCATACTCAATATCATAATGATGCCAGGGGAGATGCCAGGTATGAATCAAAACTTGGCAATCCTTTGGTTGATGACTATGTTCTAAGTTCAAAGACAACAGGTGTTCGCAGTTGGGTGCCGGCAGCGACCATTGGAGGGTCAGGTGTTACAGATCATGGGTTGCTTACCGGACTCGGAGATGATGACCATACTCAATACCACAATGCAGCGAGAGCTGACACCTGGCTCGCCGGGAAAACCTTTGACCACGGAGCCCTCTCCGGGAAGGATGATGACGATCACCCTCATTACCTGACACAGGGAAGAGGAGATGCAAGATATTCACAGCTGCTTCATAAACATGCCGGCGAAGATATTACCTCCGGTACTATTGACGGAAACCGGCTGCCAGCAATTTCAACTACCAAAAAAGGTGCCGTACCTCCAACCTCAGATCCACCAACCGGCAAGGCATTGAGTGACGGCAACTCATGGGTTGCTATTGGCGATTTATATAATCCCTTCCAGACACTCACAGATGATGAGTATATTGATTGGAACCTGGTAAGCGGGAAAAATGCAAGGGTCACTCTCGGAGGAAACAGGACTCTGCGATTAACCACTCCCGGCAATGGCATGTCGGGATTTCTTCTTGTGAGGCAAGATGGCACCGGCAGCCGTGCCTTAACTCTGCCGGCAGGGAGTCTGATGATGGAGGGTGGATCGTTGACACTTGACACAGCTCCAAACGCCCGGACTTTTCTGTACTTTGAATATGACGGAACAAATTTTTTCTGGCACCGTGTACGGGAGTATGCTCTTCCGGACCACAACCACGATGCTTACTATGTAAGTGTTGTAGGTTCTCCGAACCTGACAAACTTCCCGATGCTTACCCCTGCTGGTGAGCTTATGAACGGGAGTTACGGGCCGTCTGATTTTGCGGCTGCATCGCATAATCATGCCGCTTCAGCCATAAACTCCGGTACCCTGGATGGAGACAGGCTACCGGCCATGTCAGAGAGCAAGAAGGGAGCAGTGCCGGCAACCGGAACACCTTCCGGTAAGTTCCTTAATGATGGAGGTTCATGGGTGGGTCCATCAAGTTTCTATGCTACATTCCAGACCCTCGAAGATGCTGCCCCTGTAGCATGGAATCTACTGAACGGCTACAACGCCAAAGTTACCCTGGGAGGCAACAGGGCATTATCTATAACCAACGTATCATCCGGAATGTCAGGCTTACTCATAGTCAAGCAGGATGCTACCGGAAACAGAACCCTCACTCTTCCCTCGGGATCAATTATACTCGGAGGAGGTTCGCTTACCTTATCAACCGCTGCCAATGCAGTTGACATACTGACATTTGTGTATGATGGCACAAACTATTACTGGTCACTTGGTAAAGGATATGCGTGATGATACAGAGATATGCTATGATACACGGCCAAAATAAGCCAATGCCAGGATACACACCTTCGTTGGAGACCAATGCGCCTCCACTTATCCTATTTGATGCTGATGGGAGTTCTGCCAGGGATAGCTTCAATGTGGATGTAGCAGATCCTTCCCAGGAATGGAATTCATATGAAGTATCAGGATCTTGGTGGAATGCTGTGCCATCTTCAGGCGAAGGCGACACCCTTGTGACAATAACATGCCAGCCCCAGGATCTTGGAGAACAGCCCGAGAGGTCCGGAACGCTGGTATTAAGATCATACCTCTGCGATAACGTAGAGATAGCTATAACACAACAAGCAAGAGAATAAACTACAAAAAGATATAACCATGAAAATGCACGTTGACGAAAACGGAAAACCTGTTCCGGTCCTCGGAATAGGAGGCAAGGGAATAGTGATTGACGGCACATCTGCAACTGCGAAATCGGCTGCCCTGGAAGCCGGAGTGTACCGCATTTGTCCTTCTGAGGCCACGGCTGACGGAGTGACTTATACGGTCGGAGCAGATACAGTCGAAGCCCCACTTGAGGCTAAAGCCACAGATACTTACCTGGCTGTTGGAGCTATTGAGTCAATCTTCGTTGAAAACGGTCATAAGATTGCAGTTCTTGGGGGTAAATTAAGCGTTACGCCACTGGCATAATGAGGGGCATCAATAACATAACCAGGGGAGTAAACCGGCTCGGCATCAACGGAGGGAAACCTGCAGGACTGCCTGCGGCTCTCAGGGCGAAGTTTCTCCTCCTGTGGAGCGGCAAGTATGACGGGGATAATCTGAAAGATGACCTCGGCGGGGCTGCCGTAATCACGGTAACGGGAAAGGATTGGACTACCAATTTTATCCCTCCGACTACTTCAGCCACGTTTGCGGTACCGGACAATGCCACATTCCTAGCGGCAGACGGAGTGGACGACTTCTGGTTTAACGCCGGCAATACCCTGCTGCAAAAGACACACGCTGACCTTATCGCCAGCACAACTACAAGAACATTCATCAAGTATGCAGACACCGCTCCGCATAACGTAATCGGCATAGGGATTCTCAAGGACGGAGAAACCCTTACGGACGGCGAAAAGATTAAACTCAACAGGTATGTCCGCTT